GGCGGCGGCCCTGGCGGCGTCCCTGGCGGCGGCCCTGGCGGCGGCCCTGGCGGCGGCACTGGCGGCGTCCCTGGCGGCATTGGCGGCGGCCCTGGCGGCGTCCCTGGCGGCGCGCAATTCTTCGTTTGTTGCCTCGCCGTTGGCGTAGCGCTCCGCAACATCGAGCGCGGCCACCGATCGCGCGTCCGTCATCAGGTGCTGAACGCTGCGGGCGCAGCGCACGGCGAACAGCCTCCATGCACGAGCGTAGGCCGGCTCGGCGCGGCAGCACCACAACGCGTCGCCCAGGCCGTTGGACTCGACGATCACGGCGTAGGGCAGCGGCTCATCATCGGCCTTCGTCTTCCCCAGGTGCGTGAGTAGCTTGCGCCATCCTTCGGCGCACGGGCTGTGCTCGCGAATGCGGTTGAGGGTGGTGGTGATCATGACTGCTCCCCGGCTTTTGATGCCCGGCGCATGGCCTGCAGCGCCTTGCGGTACTGCCGACGGCCCATGGATCGCAGCAGCTTGCGCTGGGCGTTACGGGCGGGGTTGGTTCGGACTTGGACAGGGGTTGAGGGGGCGTCGTTCACGGTCTCGATCTCCAGGTTAGGGGGTGGGTTCGTAGCCATGGTTGGTGGCCAATTCACCGGCATCGGCGGGGGGCATCTTCTCGACGAGGTAGGCCACGATCTCGGTCAGCGTGCGGACCTCGGCTTGCAGCTGCTCGATGGTGCCCCGCTGGGGCATCTCGTTCATGATCGCGTCGACCAGGTCTCCCTGGTCGATGGGCTCCCCTTTCGAGTAGCGGATCCTCTTCTGGAACTTCATGCTTTCGATCTCCAGGTCAGGCGACAGCGTTGTGCTGGCTGCGGTTTGCCCGGTTGCGGGCACGCTGTGCGCCGGCGATGGTCTTGAAGCTGGAATCCCGGTCACTGGCGGACTTGAGCACTTCGCGCCCCTCCAGGGTGTCCCTGACGACGCAGAAGTGCATCTTGTGGTTGCGCTCGATGCGCCATTCAGTGGTGACTACGTTTCTCATCACGATCTCCAGTCAGTTGCCTATCGGTTCAACGTGTCCAGACTTTAGCACAAGCTAGAACCACGGTGTCAACCGAAATCTTTCAGATTGCTAAAAAAAGTTTTAGCAGAATGAAAGAATCCAGGACACCTGACAAACGGAAGACACGACCATGACACCTCTCAAACAGTGGATGAAGATCGCCAGCCCGGACGAGCAAAAGCGCCTGGCCGTCCAGGCCAAGACCTCGAGGGCTTACCTCTACATCCTTTGCGCCGACGACGAGAAGAACTACCGTCGCAGCCCTGGGCTGGACCTGGCAGCCAGGATCGAGGAGACGACCAAGGTCATGAACGAGGAGACCAACGGCAGACTGCCTGTGGTCTACCGAACAGACCTGGTCCCCGGTTGCGCTTCGTGCCCCTACGCAATGAAGTGCGCCCCTGACCTGGCCCGCCGGGCCGACTTCCCGATCCTCCAGGTGCGCGAGGCCTGAGGTGTCTGCTGTGCCAGACATCACAGCTGTGGCTCAGATCAAAGCCCCGGCGGCACTCCGGTCGATCAAGTGCTGGCTGACGTGGAAGTTCGAGCCCCACGACAACCCTGGTGGCAAGCCTCGCAAGGTTCCCTGGTACGCAGGCGGCGGCCGGCGCTATGGCGACGTCGGCTCACCCGAGGACCGAAGGCAGCTTGTCACCTTCGACGACGCCCGCGCAGCTGCCGCCAGGCGTGGCCACGACGGTGTGGGATTTGCTCTCCTGCCTGACTCAGGGATCGTCGCTCTGGACTTCGACAACTGCGTCGATGACCAAGGGTCCATCATCCCTGAGGTCCTGGACATCGCAGCGACCAGCTACTCCGAGTTGTCCCCTTCTGGCCACGGCGTCAGGTGCTTCTTCCAAGGGGATCTGGGCAACCGAAAGAGCAGCAAGGGATGGCCCTTCGGCTTCGAGACCTTCAGCTCCAGCGGGTACGTCACCTTCACCGGCCGGGTGCTCGAGATCTGCTCAGTGCTTGGCAACGAGGACATCGTCGCACCAGTGAACCAGGAGGTCCAGGCCCTCTATCACCAGCGCTTCAGCCAGGACACCAGGCTGGAGAACGCATTCGACTCCGACCTGCCCCCCGTTGGCCTGTCAACAGCCGACCTCGAGCGGGCACTGGCCAGCCTTCCTGACGACCTGGACTACGACGACTGGCTGACCACAGGGATGGCCGTGCACCACGAGACCTCGGGCGAGGGCTTCGAGCTGTGGCACGAGTGGTCCAGCGCCAGCCCCAAGTACACCAGCCGTGAGTACTGTCGGGATCGTTGGCGGTCGTTCGACAGGGCGACAGGCCCTGTGGTCACTGCAAGGTCCCTGGTCCACATGGCCCGCGAGCGTGGGCTGGACATCGGTCCAGGTGCTGCTGCCTCGCCCGCGGACTTCGACGACGTCGCTGACCAGGGGGCTGCCGAGGGCGCGCCGGCGGCGGGCGCCAAGCGTTCGAGGTTCACCCCTGTTGCGATGGCCGACTTCGTCCAGCGCGCACCGATGGGCTGGCTGGTCAAGGGAGTGCTGCCTAAGGCCGGGCTGGTGGTCCTGTACGGCCAGTCGGGCAGCGGCAAGTCGTTCGCTGCTCTGGACATCGCTGCCGCGGTAGCCAGGGGGCTGCCATGGCGCGGGCGCAGGGTCAGGCAGGGCAGGGTCGTCTACGTCTGCGCTGAGGGCGCCGTGGGCTTCCAGACCAGGTGCTTGGCCTACCTCCAGCACAACAACCTGCCAGCCGGTGATCTGCCGCTGGAGGTGATCCCTGAGCAGCCCAACGTCCTGCAGAAGGACGAGGCGCTGGCGCTGGCCAAGGCGATCGGCCAGGCCTCGATGGTCATCCTTGACACCTTTGCCCAGGTCACCGCCGGCGGCAACGAGAACGCGGGCGAGGACATGGGCAAGGCCTTGGCTCACTGCGCAGGCATCCACCGGGCCACGGGCGCGCTGGTGCTTCTGGTTCACCACTCAGGCAAGGACGAAAGCAAGGGCGCACGGGGTTGGTCAGGGATCAGGGCTGCCGCGGACGCTGAGCTGGAGGTCACCAAGATGCTCGGCGGGGGCCGGCAGATCAGGACCAGCAAGATGAAGGACGGAGCTGACGACCTGGTGTGGGGCTTCGCCCTTGAGCCAGTGAGCCTGGGCCTGGACAGCGACGGGGACCCGGTCACTTCGTGCGTGGTGGTCGAGGCTGAGGTGCCCACGGCGAAGGCCCTGTCCAGGCCCCTGGGGGCCAAGGAGAGGATCGTCGTCGAGGTGATCCAGGAGATGGCCCAGGCCCAGACCACAGGGCTTGAGGTCAATGAGATAGTCAAGCAGGCCGTGGCCAGGCTGGAGGCGCCAGCCGATGGCAAGAGGGACACCAGGCGCCAGCACATCCGCAGGGCTCTGGAGGCTCTGTGCCAGGGCGACGAGGCGTCGTACTGGCTGCACGAAGACGGCACTCTGGATGTGGTTTGACGCCATGAACCTGCAAAAGATTGCGGATTCAGCCTGCAGCTTTTTGCGGTTAGCTGTGCACCACGTGCACCAACTGATGCACCACGGTGCACATGGTGCGCGGTGCAATCTGCATCATCTTTGCACCACGTGGCATGGGGCCCCCTCTCCGAGGGGACCCATTTGGTGGTGCAAATGGTGCAGGGGTCAAAGGTGCACTTTTGGCGACCCTCTGCGCCTTCGGCTGATGATCTCTCGGATGGCGCCTTGGCTGAGGGGGAACACGAGTTCAAGCTCTTTCGCTTTGAACCCTTCAGCCGCCAAACGTCGGATATCGGCGACGTCCTGGTCGGACACCTTGGACCTGGCCCTGCAGCTGGCGGCGGCGGCGTCGCGTCGTGCTTTTGTGATGACCCTGTTGTGGACTTTGCAATGAAGCTTCTCAAAGTTCGCCCGGTTGAGTTCAGGCCTGGACTTCTCCGGGATCTTCACCACGACCGCCCTGGCGCACCCCCCGCGGGCGCAGACGCCGTGCCAAACCTGAAGCAAGGTTGGAGTGCCGTCTTTGCGCGTGTAAGGCTCGAAGCGGTGGAAAGTGAAGAGGTTGCCGTTCTTGGGGTTAGGGAAAGGGGGAGGGGGCTTGGCGTGCGCCGAGCACCGCGCTGTGGCTATGGTTTCTGTGATCCATTCAGGGTCCCATGCTTTCACGGTCTTGGCTTTGACTTGTTCTGCACACCCAGGCTCAGCACATGGCCCGCGCCAGACGGCGAGTATTGCCTGGGTGCCGTTGCGCCTGGTGAAGGACTCTTGGCCTTGAAGAGTGAACGTCCGGCCGTCGGGTAGATTGAAGACCATGTTTAACCTCGTTTGTGTGGCACAAGAGATTATCTATTTGTCTTGTGCCATATCTGATAACTAACGTCAGCTTCGCCATGAAGAAAAACTATCGATTGCTGGCTGTCAATAGTGGTGGCTACGTCATCGGCGAACAGCATCCGAGGGCTGTGCTGACGGACCACGAGGTGCAGCTGGTCTTCGAGCTGAGGGAGCAGGGCTACAGCCAGCGATGGCTGGCTGCGAAGTTCGAGGTTGGGCGGTCGACCATCAGGGACATCCTCAGCGGGCGGACGAGAGCACAGACCCCTGACCGCTGGAAGGCCCGCTGAGGGGGCGTATAGGCCCCAGGCTGGGCGCTAGGATGACAACCTATGGCTACACGTCGACCCATCTGGGCTGAACCCTTCCTCGAGGCTTTGAGACAGCTGCCTGTCACGGTCCATGCGTGCAAGGCGGTGGGCATCAACCGGGTCACAGCGCACAAGTACCGCCACGAGGACCCCGAGTTCGCCAAGGCCTGGGCCGACGCCCTCGAGGAAGGCATCGACCGCGCCGAGCAGGAAGCCTTTCGCAGGGCTGTGGTGGGCTTTGAAGAGCCAGTCATCCACCAGGGCAAGCCGAGCTACGTCTATCGGCGTGAGGTTGACGAGGATGGCAATGAGCGCTTCGTCCCTGTGATCGGCGAGGACGGCCAGCCTGTGCTGCTGACTGTGCGCAAGCACAGTGACAGCCTTCTGCAGTTCGTTCTCAAAGGCAGGCGCAAGCAGGTCTACGCCGACCGCACTGAGCTGGTCAGCCCCGATGGGAGCATGTCACCAGCTGTGGATGAGACGACCAAGGCAGCCAGGGTCGCCAGGCTGCTGGACCTGGCCCACGCCCGGCGCGCGGCACGGGAAGAGGACCAAGACTTCAGCGATCTGGCATGAGCCCGCAGGAGCTTGCCGAGGTCGAGAGCTACCTGACGGAGGACGAGCGCGCTGAGCTGATGGCTCTCATCGCTGCCGACGTCAAGGAGAAGCCCTGGACGCCCCTTCCTGGGCCGCAGACGATGGCCTATGAGTCCACAGCTGACGTCGTTGGGTTCGGCGGGGCAGCCGGCGGGGGCAAGACCGACCTCGCTGTCGGCAAGGCAATCACCAACCACCAGGTTGTGCAGATCATGCGCCGCGACGGCACCGAGCTGGGAGCCATCATCGACCGAATGGAGCAGATCGTCGGGCACCGCAACGGCCTGGGCGGCAGGCCGCCAGTCTGGCGCCAACCTGCTGGGCGATGCAGGCTGGTCGAGTTCGGCTCAGCCCCCAACCTTGGCGACGAGAAGAAGTTCCAGGGCCGAGCCAAGGACCTGCTGGTCATCGACGAGGCAGCCAACTGGCTCGAGGCCCAAGTCCGGTTCCTGATGGGTTGGGTGCGAACTGTCGACCCCAAGCAGAGGTGCCAGACGCTGCTGACCTTCAACCCTCCGACGAGTCAGGAAGGCCGATGGTTGGTCGCCTTCTTCGCACCATGGCTGGACCCCAGGCACCCCATGTACCCAGCCCAGCCCGGGGCTCTCAAGTGGGTGGCCATGGTCGACGGCAAGGAGCAGTGGCTTGAGAGCGGCACCCCCTTCGAACACAAGGGCGAACTCATCAGGCCCTCGTCTCGGACCTTCATCCCAAGCCGGATCACGGACAACCCATACCTCGTCGGGACCAACTACATGACCACGCTGCAAGCCCTCCCTGAGCCCCTTCGCAGCCAGATGCTCTACGGCGACTTCGCTGCAGGAATGGGCGAGGATCCCTGGCAGGTCATACCCACGGCCTGGGTCGAGGCAGCCATGGCTCGGTGGAAAGACAAGTCGCCCAAGGGCGAGATGCTGTCGATGGGCGTCGACGTGGCTCGAGGGGGCAAGGACAACACGACCATCGCATGCAAGCACGAAGCTGATGGCGGTGGCCGGTGGTTCGACAAGATCAAGACTCACAAGGGCTCGGACACGCCCGACGGCCCTGTGGTCGCAGGACTGGTGATCGGCGCCAGGCGCGATGATGCACCAGTGGCGATCGACGTGATCGGAGTTGGGGCCAGCCCCTACGACACGCTGAAGGGCATGAAGGTGTCGGCGCTGGGCGTCAACGTCAGCGAGAAGAGCCTGGCAACCGATCGCTCGGGCCGGCTGACCTTCATGAACCAGCGCTCGGAGCTGTGGTGGAAGATGCGCGAAGCTCTTGAGCCCTCCTACGACAAGGGTCTGGCGCTGCCTCCTGACGATGACCTCAAGCGCGAGCTGTGCGCCCCTCGGTGGAAGGTCAGCGGCAGAACGATCCAGGTCGAGAGCAGGGAAGAGATCATCGACCGCATCGGCTACTCACCCGACCGGGCCACAGCTGTGATCCTAGCCAACATCGAAATCCCCAAGATCAGTCACCTGACAGCCGCCAGCGAGAGGGACATGGTCCTCGACTACAACCCCCTGGACCGGATGCGAAGCACTGAATCCGCAACGTACGACAGCCGGCGATACGACCCCTTCGAGAGGTAGGGGCGGATGGGGCGAGCAGTCTGCAGGAAACTGCGGCCCACAACCCCCGCCACGCATGGAGTCCGAAGCATGTGCTTTGCCCGCCCCAAGTTCGAGGCGCCCAAGCCGGCGCAAGAGGTCAAGACCCCTGAGGTCTCACAACTGCTGAAGAGGCCGAAGACCGGAGCAGGGATGGCTGGAGGCACTCTTCTGACCTCGCCCTCGGGCGTTGCGTCGTCTGCGCTGAACACCGGCGCACCCACACTGCTGGGGGGCTAACCAATGGCCATGGTCGACCTCAAGCGTGTCGGCGAAGAGGACAAAGAGGAGGGCACCATGCTCTCCCCCTCCAAGCCCAAAGAGCCCGAGTACCCGTACGGTCTGTGCCTCATGCTCGACGAGGAGACCATGACCAAGCTCGGGATCACCGAATTGCCTGAGGTCGGCAAGAAGCTGACCTTCACCGCTGTCGCGGCGGTCCGGTCGGTCTCGGCCTCGAGCTACGAGGAAGACGGCGCGGTCGAAAAGCACAAGTCCTGCGAGCTGCAGGTTCAAGCAATGGACATGGGCCAGGATGCGCCGAAGTCCAACGAGTCAAGGCTGTATGGCTGACGCACTGTCGCCCCTTCAGATCGCCAGGCTACGCAAGGGCACCCTCTGGAACGAGCGGTCGTCCTGGATCGAGCAATGGCGCGAGATCAGCGAGTACCAGCAGCCGCGCCTGGGCCGCTTCCTGGTGGGCGACCGCAACAAGGGCGGCAAGCGCCACAACGCAATCTACGACAACGCCGCACTGCAGGCCAGCCGTACGTTGGCCGCGGGGATGATGTCCGGGATGACCAGCCCCGCGCGCCCCTGGTTCAGGCTGTCGCTGGCGGACAAGGACCTTCTGGAGTACGCACCGGTCAAGGTCTGGCTGCACGAGGCAGCCTCGGTCATGCGTCAGATCTTCAACCGATCGAACACCTACCGCGCTCTGCACCAGGGCTACGAAGAGCTTGGCCTTTTCGGCACCTGGGCCACTCTGCTCCTGGAAGACGCGAACACGGTCATCCACCACTACCCTCTGACGGTCGGTGAGTACGCGCTGGGCACTGACAGCAAGGGCGCAGTCAATGCACTAGCCCGCGAGTACCAGATGACCGTCGGGCAGATGGTTCAGGAGTTCGGGGTCAACAAGGTCAGCCCGACCGTCAAGAACCTCTACGACAGGCACGCAGTCGACCAGTGGGTCACTGTGAACCACGTCATCGAGCCCCGCAAGGAGCGGGACCCCAGCAAGCGCGACGCGCAAAACATGCCTTGGAAGTCGGTGTACTTCGAGGACGGGGGCAACGCCGACCAGGGATTCCTCCGCGATTCAGGCTTCGAGAAGTTCAAGGTCCTGGCCCCGCGCTGGGCAGTGACCGGTCAGGACGTCTACGGCAGCAGCCCCGGGCAGGAAGCCCTTGGCGACGTCAAGCAGCTTCAGCACCAGCAGTTGCGCAAGAGCCAGGGCATCGACTACCAGACCAACCCTCCCCTGGTTGTGCCCACCAGCTACAAGGACTCGGCCAGGAGCAGGCTGCCTGGCGGGGTCATGTACGTCGACAACCCTGGCGGCAGCGCCGGTGTGCGTTCAGCCTTCGAGGCGCCGCTGAGGCTGGACTTCCTCCTGGCCGACATCCAGGACGTCAGGGACCGGATCCGGGGAGCCTACTACGCCGACCTCTTCATGATGCTGGCCAACGACACCCGGTCTGGCGTCACCGCCACCGAGGTGGCCGAGCGCCACGAAGAGAAGATGCTGATGCTCGGCCCTGTGCTTGAGCGTCTGCACAACGAGCTGCTGTCCCCCAAGATCGATCTGACCTTCGCCAGCGCGCTCAAGATGGGCGCGCTGCCCAAGGCGCCGCCTGAACTGCAGGGGATGGACCTGGACGTCGAGTTCATCAGCACACTGGCCCAGGCCCAGCGCATGGTCGCTGCCGGCGGCCTCGACAGGCTGCTGGGCACCGTGTCCTCCGTTGCGGGCATCTACCCTGAGGCCTCAGACAAGGTCAACATCGACCAGGCGATCGACGACTACGCTGATATGTTCAACGTCAACCCGTCGGTCGTTCGCAGCGACGAGGCTGTTGCTGAGCTGCGGGCCAAGAGGGCTGAGCAGCAAGCCACTGCCGGTGTCGGCGCTGCGGCGGGGGAGATGGCCCAGGCCGCGAAGACCTTGGGCGACACGAACACCGAAGGCCTTCGGGACGTCATGAACCAATTCACAGGCTACGGCAGCCCGTCTGCTGTTGAGGTCTAACGGAGCAAGCAATGGCACTCATCACCAACAGCAACACCGCCAGCACTGCCTGGTCCACCAGCAGCGCCAAGTTCACCGTCTTCGTCGAAGGCGAGGCTCTTCTGTTCTCGCGCCCAGCGGGCACCAGCCCTTGGTTTGCCGTGGGCCCTGTCATCGGCAAACGTGTCGTGGACAACCCCATCGTCGGCGACGAGTACAAGTGGGAGTTGACCAGAGTCGGCACCACGGTGCGCGCGGAGGCGTAAGGTGGGATCGGTCAGGTCTGTCCTGCACCCTGTCCTGTGGCCTGTCCTGTACGGACCCTGGGCCGGGGAGGGCAGCGGCGACGCGCCCATCGTCTGGACTGGCCCGATCACGATCAGTGCCGGCGGCACCTACACCGGCAACTGGCGCAGCACTGATCCTGCAATCGCTGCGGTGACGATCGCCACATCGCAGCCGGTGACCCTGCGGGACTTCCGCGCGGAGGGGCCAGGCCACCAGATCCGAGCGACCTCATTCGGGAGCTACATCACTCTGCAGAACGGGGTGATCGTCGGCAAGAACCCAAACATCAACGGCCAGTGCACCGGCCGTGCGTTCGCGGACTTCGCCGGCATCATTGAGTTCCAAGTCCTGAACTGCACGATCGCAGGTTCCGCGGGCCTCTATCTGGATGGCGGCGGCTCGGTCGGCTTCATGCAACTGCTGCGGATTCGCGGCAACAAGTTCATCAACGTCGATGGCCGCAACAGCAACGGCAGCGGCGGTTATCTCACGACTGCATCGCTGGTCCAGGCGCTGCAGATCAATGGCTATCGGGGCATCGTAGTGGGCGACGTGGACTGGAACTACGTTGAGAACAACCCTGGCCGCAGCCGCGTCGAGGACGCATTCAACTACTACCGGGCGGGTGGCGTTTCAGGCCGGCCGCTTCGGACGTGGAACAACTACATCCGCGGTGCGTACCCCTCGCAGCCGGTCACCGATGCGTTCAGCGGCGGCGGCATCATCGTCGATGGCGATGCCACCGGCCCTAGTGACGCCTCCAGATACCACAGCATCGATAGCAACGTGGTGGTTGGAACTGTCAACCACGGCATCGGCTTGGCTGCCGGCATGGATGGGTCCGTCACGAACAACCGTGTCATCGGCTCTGGCCGGCTGCCGACGGATGGCCCGCTGATGGCTGCTGCCAACATCGGCATCTACATCTGGGATGTCTACGGGGACACGGCGCAGGGCGCCTACAGCAACAACAGCGGCGCGAACAACTATGTCGGCTGGATCAACGCCAGCGGCAACCGGGCCGATACCTACACGCCCGATGCCTCGAGCTTCACCGGCACGACCGGGCCTGG